ATAACCTACTTATTTTCTTTCTTTGAGTGGTGCGCTATCCATCAGCGCCTCCACTACGTTGTCTATCGCCTTTCGCTCTGCATCGTACCTGTACATCGGCATTCTGCCTTTCGTGAATGCTAGGCGATATCTATCGATTTCGCTCTTCCTGTATTCGTCAGCGATTATCTCTGGTGCCTTGGTCACATCTTCTCTTATCCGTGCCGTGAGCTCTTCGATTTTCGCGTCGTATATCTTATTGCTTTCAGCGTCGGCATTGTCGTGGAAGCCTTTGCTATAGTGTTTTAAGGTGTAGAAGATATCTCGTTTTGCCATCGTTTAGTCCTCCTCGTATTCTTCGTCTGCCATCTCTATGAGTCTTACGAACTCTTTGACCGACATCCATTCGTTCTCGCCTGTTTCGTCATTGTGGCAGTAGCAACCGCTATTATCGTTAAGGTCGCCGTATTTTTGTTCGAGTAAGGTTTCCAGGTATGCTAGTACTTTGTTTTTCATTTTCGTTCCCCCTTATGCTACCAACTCTTTGATTTTCGCTTGCACAGCTCTGTTTCCTTTTGCTATGTCTTGACAGGTACGGAAGTCGGTGAGTACCACTTCGCCGAGTCCGTTGACTCCCATGCGGTATCTGTATTCGCCGTATCTTTCGAAGAGTGCTTTTTCGTTGCTTGCCCATACCTTTTGGGTGGTTGCGCTGATGTTGTCGAGTAGGTTCTTTTTCATAGGTTTTCTCCTTTCTTGATTGTAAACAAAGTATACCGTAAACCACCGAAAGAGCCCAGCGAAAACGCGTGAAAACACAAAGAATTTACAAAAGAAAACAGCCTTTTTCGGCTGTTTTTTACTGACTATTTTATGTCGAATTCTTCTAGGCTAGTGTATAGATTGAAGTGGCTTACCGTGGGGTCGGTTTTGAGTGCTTCAATCTTCTTGTCTTCCTTGCTCATGAACCATTGTGCATAGTATTTTCCGTTTGACCGTTGATAGAATGCCACGCACGTGAACCCTTGTTTCATTATCTTCTTGAACTGCTTTTCGTCATCCGTCAGTTGTATCAGTTCGTTCACTAGGAAGCTGTACCCTTCCATGAAGTTGCTATCCTTCATGATATCTCTTGTTTCTTTGTCGAACCTTTCGTCTTCTGCCATTCTCTTTACGGCATCATTTACGATAGGTTCGTATTTTTCTACCCCAGGTGCGCCGTTGTAGTATGTTAGGTCGCTCATCGCTCCGTCGCCGTAGTCTGCATATAGTGCGATTTTCTTCCCCTCGTACCACAGGTCTGCCGTTACCCCTTCCCAGTCCCTTCCAGGGAATGTCTTTACATTTTTTACTTTGAAACCGTATAAACTTGCCATCTTTTAGTCCTCCATTAACAGTAGTGATGTGTATCTTGCGTAGTCATAGCCTTCGCTTTGGACGATTATCTGTCCTTTTGCTTTCGTTCCTACTACTTTTAAGCAGTGCCATACACCATTCTCATCGACTTTCATTAGGTCTTGATTTTCCTTGATGAAGTTTTTGTCTTCGAGTAGGTCAAGGCAGAAGTTCTTGAACTCGGTATCGCTTAAGGTTATTACCTTTTCGATTACCACATTCACCTCTTCGCCATCCTTTTGCAAGGCTACTCTTTCTGCCCATTGGTTGGTGCTGCTAGCCTTTCTTACCATTCTTGCTTTCATTGGGGTTTCCTCCTTTTTTGTAAGCAAAGTATACCGTAAACTACTGAAAGAGCCCAGTGAAAATGTGGCTAAACATAATATTTTAACATATTTTTTTACGTAAAAAGTACGGACTTTTTCCGTATTATTTTGTGCTATACTTATGCGTTAGTCAAAAATCTCAACACCATCCCTTATGTGTTTAACCTCTATTGCAGGACATAATTCTTTGTATCTACGAACGATTACGTCGCAGTATTTCGGTTCTAGTTCTATTGCACAGCATTTGCGGTTAAGCTGCTCTGATGCAATAAGGGTTGAACCGCTACCACCAAAAGGTTCAAGCACCGTATCCCCTTCATGGCTACTGTTATAAATAAGTTTTGCACAAAGGGTTATCGGTTTCATGGTAGGATGGTCAGCACTTCTTGTCGGCTTGTTATCCTTGATTACCGTTGTCGGTGTTTCTAGCATTTTTTCTACGAACTCCACAAGCTCGGCTTTGTTCATCTTTTTAAGGTTTTCCTTAATGTCTTCGAATACCGTTGCTAGCGTGCGGTCATTTATAAAGTAATGTCCTGCCCCCTCTTTCCATCCGTAAAGAATAGGTTCGTGTATCCACTGGTAGTCTTGTCTTCCAAGCGTAAAATGGTTCTTATACCATACCAGGGTTTGAGCATACTTGAACCCAGCGTCTTGAAGTGCTTTCGTAAAGTTTATCGTTTCTTTCGTGCTATGGAATACGTACACGGGTGCGCCCTTTTTCAGGTTAGCCTCCGTTGCCTTATAAAACGACAACAAGAATTGATAGAACTCGTTATCACTCATATTGTCGTTTGCTATATCTCTCCCGGCACCTGATATCGTGCTACCGTAGTCAATGTTGTACGGTGGGTCGGTCACCATAATGTCGGCTTGTTTCCCACCAAGCACTTTTGCTACGTCTTCTTTCTGGGTGCAATCGCCACAGAGTAATCTGTGCTGACCTAATATGTATAGGTCACCAAATTTGGTCTTCGGTTCTCCCACCGATTCGATTGCTGCGTCAGCATCAAAGTTGTCTTCGTGGACATTTTCCATGCTACCACTACCGAACAGTTCTTGAGCTTCTGCAAGGTCAAAACCCGTGAGCGTTACGTCGTAGCCGCTCTTGTCTAAATCTTGGAGCAAATTTGCAAGCAAGGTGTTATCCCATTCACCGCTAATCTTGTTAAGCGCAATGTTTAAGGCTTTTTCCTTTTTGTCATCCAAGTCCACGATTACACAATCGACTTCCTTATGCCCAAGGTCTTTCATTACCTTTAGGCGTTGGTGTCCGCCTACCACGTTGCCCGTTCTCTTATTCCAAATAATAGGTTCAACATACCCAAACTCTTCTATGCTTCGTTTGAGTTTTTCATATTCAGCGTCGCCAGGCTTTAAGTCCTTTCTAGGATTATACTCGGCCGCTTTTAATTCTTCGACTGGTTTCTTTTCTATTACCATTGTTTCCTCCTAAATAACGATTATTCCACGTTCGTTATAAACGCTATCCGCTTTAGTATTTCGGATTGCTCGATCTAGTGCCATTACCGTTGCAACAGCACCGTCTATTCGTTCCGTTGATTTCTCTTTATCCATCTTTATATTTCCTGCCGGGTCAGTTCTTACGAATACATTATCCATCATCCATCGGAGTGGAACATTACCACCGTGTGCTATCTTCTGCTCAAGCACTAGTTTCATTAGTTCCTTGGTCGGTGGACTCATATCTTTATACCCTTGACCAAACGGCACTACCGTGAACCCCATTCCTTCTAGGTTTTGCGTCATCTGTACTGCTCCCCATCGGTCAAACGCTATCTCTTTGATGTTGTACTTTTCACCGATGCTTTCAATGAACTTTTCTATTTCCGCGTAATGGATTACGTTCCCCTCGGTCGCAAATATCTGCCCTTTACCAAGCCAGGTATCATACGGGACATGGTCGCGTCTAACACGAAGTTCTATCGTGTCTTCTGGTATCCAAAAGTATGGCAAAATTATATACTTATCTTCCTCATCCCTAGGTGGGAACACAAGCACGAAAGCGGTTACGTCGGTTGAAGACGAAAGGTCGAGTCCGCCATAACATTCCCGACCTTTCAGTTCTTCTGGGTTAACTGCGAAATCGCATTTATCCCAAGCGTCCATCGGCATCCATCTGACTGATTGTTTTACCCACTGGTTGAGACGCAACTGCCTGAATAAGTTTTCTTCAGCAGGGTTCTCTTTTGCCGATTCATAGGCTGTGTAAAGTTTGTCGATGTCTACCGTTACACCCAACGATGGATTGGCTTTGTACCATACCTTTTCGTCACTCCAATCATCATCGTCTTCTGCCCCGTATATTACGGGATAGAATGACTTGTCATGTTTTCTCCCATCCAGGATATCCTTTGCTTTTTGGTGTACTTCCCAACATATCGAGTTGCGGTCAGTTCCCGCCGTTGTTATAAGGAAGAACAAAGGCTGTTTTCGTGCATCACCAGAACCATGTGTCATTACGTCGAACAAGGCTCTGTTTGGTTGAGCGTGAAGTTCGTCAAACACTACTCCGTGTACGTTAAGACCATGCTTGGTGTATGACTCTGCCGACAGCACCTGGTAAAAGGAATTGAGTGGCATATATACTAATCGCTTTTGCGACATAATTGGCTTGATTCGTTTCTTTAGTGCCGGGCATTGCTCCACCATTTGACATGCTACATCAAATACGATTGATGCCTGTTGACGGTCAGCTGCACAGCCATAAACTTCTGCACCCCATTCTCCGTCGCCCGCCAATAAATAAAGAGCGACTGCAGCAGCAAGTTCGCTCTTTCCTTGTTTCTTTGGTATTTCAATGTATGCTGTATTATACTGACGAAACCCGTTTTCCTTTACCGTACCAAATATATCTGTGATGATTTCTTTTTGCCACGGCAATAGGTTAAAGTTCTGACCGTACCACGTACCTTTTGTGTGTTTCAGCATGTTTATAAAGGTCACCGCTCGGTCAGCAAGTGTTGGATTAAAGAGCTGTCCGTTTGGTTGGACTATGATTTTTTTATCCACTCTTTCCTCCCTTTTGACAAAAATAGAAAGAGTTCGACAGGTTTTCCCTTTTCGAACTCTCCTATAAATTATATAATTTATGTATTATCTTTTGTATCCCACCGCCGACAAAGCCTCAATTTGTCGGCTCTTTTCATCTGCGCGCTTTTTTTACTTGATTTCTTCTACTTTTACGCTGAACTTTTGTCCGTTGTTAAACTGAATCTGTAAGGATTTCGCATCTTGGGTAAAGGTTGCTACATAGTATTCGCTCATCAATGCTTTCATGTCAAGCATAAGGTCGAATGCGGTTACCGTGTAGTCGAGTTTACCTTCGTGACCTTCATAATCACGAAGACATACGTGGGATTGTTTGTTGTTGTTCATGTTTGTTTCTCCTAGATTTTTACTACAGTTTCGCGCGATTTAACTGTGTACATATATTATAGCATCGTGTTTGTCGTCATGCAACTTTTTGATGCCAAAATCGAGGATAATCTTTTGTAGAAAAAGGACTAGTTTATGAGTA